GGGGTTCAAGCCTGGTGATGATTACACCGGCATCGAATATGACGGCAGCGAACTGGTTTCCCTCAATGGCGGCCGCTTGTTGTACCGGTTGTGCTTTTTCGCCGAGTTCCAGCTGGGCCGCAATCTGGCGAGCCAGCCTGCCGAAAGCTGGCACGAACGTGAATTGGACGGCTTGTCGTCCTTTACCGGGGCCACCGTACGGGTCGATGCCATCGACCCGGCGGACCCCAACCTGAAACGTCCCGGCCCCGACGGGCGGGTGGAACTGACTTTCTCTGGAGACGTAACCCCATGAGCAAACGCATCACCGTGCTGCCGGCCCCGGGCCGTGCCGTACCGGACCCGGAAGCGGGCGATCTGTTGCCCCTCGAAGGCCGTGAAGTGCCGGACAACGCCTGGTGGCGTCGACGTCTGGCCGATGGCGATATCACTACCAAAGCCGTGAAAACGGTCAAACCACAGGGAGCCAAATAATGGCGATCGGATTCAGTAATATTCCTGCGGACATTCGTGTTCCGCTGTTCTACGCCGAAATGGACAACTCGGCCGCCAATAGCGCGTCGTCGGCGATGCGCCGGTTGATCGTCGCCCAGGTCAACGACAGTGTTGCCCCCGCCGAAGTCGGCAAACTGGTGTTGGTGTCCAGCGTCGCGCTGGCCAAGAACATCGGCGGGCAGGGTTCGATGCTCGCTTCGATGTACGAAACCTGGCGCAAGACCGACCCGCTCGGTGAAATCTGGTGCCTGCCGCTGCACAGCATCGAAGGTTCTATCGCAGAGGGCGTGCTGACCCTCACCGGCGCCGCCACGGAAAGCGGCGTGCTCAACCTGTACGTTGGCGGCGTTCGTGTTCAAGCCGCCATCGTCAATGGTGCAACGGCGGCTCAGGCCGCCACTGCGCTGGCCTTGAAAATCAACGCGGCCGCTGACTTGCCAGCGACCGCTGCGGCGGCTGAAGGCGTCGTGACTCTGAGCGCCAAATGGACCGGCGCCAGCGGCAACGACATCAGTCTGCAATTCAATCGCATGGGCAAGAGCAACGGCGAAGACACCCCGGCCGGCCTGACCACGGCAGTCACGCCGATGACGGGCGGTGCTGGCGTGCCGGACCAGACCGCCGCCGTCGCGGCCCTGGGGGACGAACCATTCGAGTTCATCGCCATGCCGTGGTCGGACCTGTCGAGCCTCAACACCTGGCAAGCGGTCATGGACGACAGCACCGGTCGCTGGTCCTGGGCCAAGCAATTGTTTGGCCATGTCTACAGCGCCAAGCGCGGCACTATCGGCACCCTGGTGGCGGCCGGCCAGGCACGCAATGACCAGCACATGACCATCCAGGCCCTGGAGTTGGGTGTACCGCAACCGTTCTGGGTCCAGGCCGCGGCCTTGGCGGCTCGCACGGCGGTGTTCATCTCCGCCGACGCCAGCCGTCCGACCCAAAGCGGTAGCCTGCCAGGCCTGGACCCGGCACCGGCCAGCGAGCGCTTCACCCTGACCGAGCGGCAGTCGTTGCTCAACTACGGCATCGCCACGGCGTATTACGAAGGTGGCTACGTACGCATCCAGCGTTCGATTACCACTTACCAAAAGAATGCCTTCGGCCAGGCTGACAATTCCTACCTGGACAGCGAAACCATGCACCAGTCGGCGTTCATCGTGCGGCGTCTGCAAAGCGTGATCACCAGCAAGTACGGTCGCCACAAACTGGCTTCCGACGGCACCCGTTTCGGCGCCGGCCAGCCCATCGTGACCCCGAGCACCATTCGTGGCGAGTTGATTGCCCAGTACGCCAAGCTCGAGCTGGAAGGCCACGTGGAAAACGCCGAGCTGTTCGCCGAGCACTTGATCGTCGAGCGCGACAGCCAGGACCCGAGCCGGGTCAACGTGCTGTTCCCGCCGGACTACATCAACGGCCTGCGGGTGTTCGCGCTGCTCAATCAGTTCCGCCTGCAGTACGACGCTGCCGCCTGACGGTAGCGCTCAGTCGCATGCATTCAGCCCACCTTGCGTGGGCTTTTTATTTGAAGGGAGAAACACCATGGGTCAACTGATTGCGGGCACCTGCTACGTCAAAGTGGACGGCGCTCAACTGACCATTAACGGCGGCTGCGAAGCGCCACTGATGTTCACCAAACGCGAAACCGTCGTACCCGGTTTCTACAAGGAAACCGACATCGCCCCGTCCTTCAAGGTCACGGCGCTGCACACCGCGGACTTCCCGCTCAAGCAACTGGTCGCCGGCACCGACATGACCGTCACCTGCGAATTCAACAACGGCAAAGTCTACGTGCTGGCCGGCGCCTACCTGGTGGAAGAGCCAGTGTCCAAAGGCGACGACGCCACCATCGAGCTGAAATTTGAAGGCATCAAGGGGACTTGGCAATGACCGATGTCGTGACGCTACGGGTGGCCATCGAGGCCCACGGCGGGCCGCTGAGCGAACTGACCCTGCGCCGTCCGACGGTGCAGGAAGTGCGGGCGATCAAGGCGCTGCCGTACAAAATCGACAAGAGCGAGGAGGTGAGCCTGGACATGGACGTCGCGGCCAAATACATCGCGGTCTGCGCCGGTATCCCGCCGTCGTCGGTCAACCAGTTGGACCTGGCGGACCTCAACGCGCTGAGCTGGGCCGTCGCGAGTTTTTTCATGAGTGCGGCGTCGCAGCCATCGGCGACCTGATCGCAGCCGCCTATGACCTGGCCTGGTTCTGGAAGGTTGACCCCGAACAGATGATGGCCAGGCCACTGGATGTGCTCCGCGAATCCCTGGAGCACGCGCAACGGATCAATGCGATGCAGCAGGTGCAGTGATGGCAGACACACAAAAGGTAGAGAAAAAAGCGGTGCTGCTGACGGGTATCGATGAGCTGTCGCCCAAGCTTGTGGACCTGCGGGCGAAGGTCGCGAGCTTCAAGCAGAACCTCGATGCCATTGGCCTGGGCAGCCTGGATGTTTCCGCACTGCTCCCCGAGGGCGGCCTGGCAAAACCATTCATGGAGGGGCTCAAGTCAGCAGAGGCTTTCAAAGGCGAAGTTGGCGCGGCGAATGCGGCGGCCAGCAGCTTGACGGCACCTGAAGCGCCCCGTGTGGCGGCACAGAACCTGGATGGATTGAAGACGTCCATCAGCAATGTGTCGGTGCAGTTCGGCTCGGCCCTGGGGCCAGCGGTCAACGCGGCAGCAGCCAGCTTGCAGCCGATGGTCACTGGTGTGGCCCAGGTGCTGCAGGACAACCCCCAGCTGCTGCAGGGCCTCGCCAATGGTGTCGTGGCGTTCAACGCTATTCAGACGGCGGTCGGCGGCGCGAGCCAGGCGCTGGAAGTGGTCAACCTGGCCTTGAAGATGAACCCCATCGGCTTGATTGCCATGGGCATCGCCTTGGCAGCAGGAATGATCATCGCGTACTGGACACCGATTTCGGCGTTCTTTGCCGGGCTCTGGCAGAGGCTTGCGCCCATCGTTCTGCCAATGGTCGAGTTCTTCAAGACAATGTTCGCCTTCACCCCGATGGGGCAGGTGATCAACAACTGGGGGGCGATCAGTAGTTTTTTCGGCGCACTCTGGAACGTGATCGTGGCGGCGGCGACGCCCATCATCGGTTTCATGCAGACGTTGTTCGCCTGGTCACCCTTGGGACAGATCATAGCCAACTGGGCGCCCTTGACCGGGTTGTTTTCGGCGATCTGGGATTTGCTCAAGGCACTGACCGTACCGGTGATGGACAGCTTGAAAGGCCTGTTCAATTGGACGCCGCTGGGGCTGGTCATGGCCAACTGGGGCACGATCGGTGATGTCTTCGCCGGGATTTTGGAAGGCATTCGTAACCAGTTCTCGATCATGCTGGCGGTGTTCAGCGGTTTGTTCGACTGGTCGCCCATCGACGGCCTCACCCAACAGTGGGGGCCGGTGGGTGAGTGGTTCGGCCAGTGGTGGGACGAGTTGCAAGGTGTGATTGCGCCGATCAAGGCGTTCTTCAACGGCGGTTTCGGCGAGGTCATCGCGACGTTCACCGGTAAGGTCGAAGGATTGACCGAGGCGCAGCGCAAGACCAATGGCGAGGGCAAGGGTGAACTGGCACCTGCATTTTTTGGTGGGGTCAGCGAACAACCTTCGGGCCTGACTTCCAGTCTTTCTCCGCCATCCGGAAACTCGTCGATGATCACTTCATTGGCGCCGGGCGCGTTGCCGCAAACCTCCAGCGCCCTGGTGCAACAAAGCGCCGCGAACAATCGTACGCAACTCGAAGGCGGCCTGACCGTGCGCTTCGAAAATGCGCCGGCCGGGTTGCGCGCTGACCCACCACAAACCAATCAACCGGCCCTGGCGGTGAATTCGCGCATTGGCTATCGCTCACTATCGGCAGGAGGTTCCAATGAGCTGGCGTGATCGTTTGTTGCCGGCGTCGTTTCGAGGCGTCGGGTTCTGGGTCGACCAGGCGAAAACCCCGGTCGGCCACAAGGGCCAATTGCATGAATATCCACAGCGTGACCAGCCGTTTTTCGAAGGGCTCGGCCAGCAAGCGAAGATTCATGAGCTGACCGCGTTCATCGTCGGTCCCGATTGCCTGGAGCAACGTGACACGTTGCTCAGGGCGCTGGAGCAGGGCAGCGGCGAATTGGTCCATCCGTGGCTCGGACGCATGCAGGTCAAGGTCGGTGAGTGCGACATGACCCAGACTCGCCAGGACGGCGGGCTGGTGACCTTCGTCCTGAAGTTCTACCCCGACCAGCCGCTGCAATTTCCCTCGGCCGCGATCAACAGCCAGAAACTGCTGCTGATATCGGCCGACAGTTACTTGGGGACGGCGGTGCGGCGCTTCGAAGACGCCATGACGTTGATCAAGGCCGCGCGGATCGGCATCGCTGACCTGCGCAACAGCCTCAAGGAGGTTTACGGCGTCATCGAGCAGGAACTCAAGCCGTTGATCGAGACCTATCGGCAACTCAGCGATCTGGTCAAGGCGGTGAAAGAGCTGCCCAAGGACGTGGCGGCCGAGTTCAAGGGGTTGTTGGGGGACATCCGGGAACTGAAGGATTTTGCCCGGGACGGCTATCGCGGCGTGATTGCCAGCGTGTCGCAGCAGGTAGAAGCCATTCGCAAGGCGGACGCTCCCAAACTCACCACGGGCAAGGACACCATGGCAGCGGCCCAGGCCGTGGCGGATCTGGTCCAGGACACGTTGCTGGTGCAGGCCGCGCAATGGATTGCAGCGATGCCGGTGGCGGCACCGGCGGTCAAGTTGGCGACCACGCCATCGGTGGCGCAGCAGGCGGTGCAACCGGTCCAGCGCCGAGACGTGCCGGTGGCCGACGATGTGCTGGCCCTGCGCGATGCCCTCAACGAGGCCATCTGGCAAGCCTCCCTCAAGGCTGATCCGGTTCACTACCAGGCAATGAACAACCTGCGTCAGCAAATGGCCGCGCACCTGACGGCAGTGGCGTCTTCGGGCGTCAGGCTGATCAACCTGTCGTTCAAGCAAAGCCTGCCGGCGCTGGTGGTGGCCTATCAGCAATTCGCCGATGCCACCCGGGTGACCGAAGTGACCCAGCGCAACGGCGTGGCCCATCCTGGTTTCCTGCCGCCCAATGACTTGAAAGTCTCGGGGGAGTAAGCAATGAATGAGCTCGATAATGCTGTTTCGCTCACGGTCGGCGGGTTGGATTACGGCGGTTGGAAAAGCGTGGAAATCAGCGCGGACCTGGAGCGTCAGTTCCGTACGTTCAAACTCGACATCACTTGGCAGTGGCCGGGTCAGACTCAATCGATGCCGATTCGCCCGGGCGATGAATGCCAGGTGCGTATCGGTTCTGATTTGGTGCTCAGCGGCTATGTGTTCAAGGCTCCGGTCAGCTATGACGGCCGCCAGATCAGTCTGAGCATTGAGGGAGGGTCCAAAACCCAGGACCTGGTGGATTGCGCGGCGATCAATCGACCAAGCCAATGGCGCGGGCAGACGGTACTAAGCATTGTCCAGGCCCTGGCGTCGCTATATGGAGTGGGGGTGGTCAGCGAAATCCCCGAAACCGCTCGTTTGAGTGAGCACAGCATTGTGCCGGGGGAAACGGTTTTTCAATCCATCGACCGTTTGCTGACGTTATTCCGGGTGTTTTCCACTGACGATGCGCAAGGGCGTGTGCTACTGGCCAAACCCGGTAGCGGCGGGCGGGCCAGTGATGTGCTGGAGCTGGGCAAGAATATTCTCTCGGGCAATGCGCCGATGGACTACAGCCAGGTGTTTTCCGAGTACCGGGTCATCGGTCAGCACAAAGGCAATGATCTGCAGAGCGGAGCGGCGGTGAGCGAAGTTTCGGGCACCGCCACCGACTTGAGTTTCAAGCGCAAGCGGGTGACGGTGATCAGCGAAAGCGCTCAACTGACGTTCGAACTGGCCCAGCAACGGGCCGACTGGGAAAGCGCCATTCGTACCGGCAAGGCCCTGACCACGACCTATCGCGTGCAGGGCTGGCGTCAGGCCAATGGCGACTTGTGGCGGCATAATGCCCTGGTGCGAGTGATCGACCCGGTGCTGGGGTTCGACGGCGACATGCTGATTTCCAAAGTGACCTACTCGCTGTCCACCCAAGGCTCCGTCACCACGTTGCAAGTCGCCCCGCCCCATACCTTTGACGCGAACCCAGTGCCGCCCAAACCCTGAGCCCCGCGCAGATGCCTGCCCACCATAGATCCCTGTGGGAGCGAGCTTAACTCGCGATGGCGGCAGTGCAGCCAATAGAGATGTTGATCCGAACATCGCGTTCAAGTCCCCGATTCTCAAGGAAACCTAAATGAGCCTACTGACTCGCCTCCTGGCGCGCGGCACTGTCGTGTTCGCCAATTCGGCCACCAAGTTGCAATCGCTGCAAATGCGCCTCACCGCCGGGGAGATGAACGACGACATGGAGCACTTCGAACCCTACGGCTTTACCAGCAACCCGCTGGCCGGCGCTGAGGGCATCGCCACGTTCCTGGGTGGCGACCGTTCCCATGCCGTGGTGCTGGTGGTGGCCGACCGTCGTTTCCGCCTCAAGGCCCTGGCCCCTGGTGAAGTGGCGATCTACACCGACGAAGGCGACAAGATCCACTTCAAGCGCGGCCGTGTCATCGACATCGACACCGCCACCCTGAACATCCGCGCCAGCAGCGCGGTGAACATCGACAGTCCCGTCATCAATCACACCGGCAAAATTGTCTCCCAGGGCGACCAGATCGCCGGCGGCATCAGCCAGGTCAAACACGTGCATGTCGGCGTGCAGGCCGGCAATGGTCAGACCGGTGCGCCGGCGGGAGGGCAATGATGTTCATCAGCCGGAACCTGCACGCCGCGCTGACCCGCTCGGTGCTGATCAGCCTGTTCACCTGGCGCCGCGCCGCCGTCGACGATGCTGTCGATGACGAAGAACGTTTCGGCTGGTGGGGCGACACGTTTCCTACTGTTGCTGACGACCGCATTGGCTCGCGGCTGTGGCTGTTGCGACGGGTCAAGCTGACCCGCCAGACCCAGCTCGACGCCGAATTCTATGCCCGCGAAGCCTTGCAATGGCTGATCGACGACGGTCATTGCAAGGCCATCGACATCATCAGCGAACGTCTCGACGCCCAGCGCCTGAACCTGCGTACGGTCCTGACCCTGGCCGATGGCGAGCGCCTGGACATCAACCCCGATAACAGTTGGCAGGTGACCTATGCCGTTTGAAACCCCTTCGCTGCCGGTGCTGATCAAGCGCGCCCAAAGCGACCTGGCCAGCGATTCGCTGCGCCAGTCCGATGCCCAAGTGCTGGCCCGCACCCTCGGCGGCGCTACCTATGGCCTGTATGGCTACCTGGATTGGATCGCCGAGCAGATCCTGCCGGATAAGGCCGACGAATCCACCCTGGAGCGCATCGCCGCCCTGCGCCTGAACCAGGCGCGCAAAGCGGCCCAAGTGGCCAGCGGCAGCGTCAGCTTTACGGCCACGGCTGGCGCCGTGCTGGATGTCGACACGCTGCTGCAATCCACCGATGGCCGCACCTACAAGGTGACCAGTGCCCGCACCACCGGCAACGGTCTGAACAGCACCACCATTGCCGCACTGGACGCTGGCAGCCAGGGCAACGCCGACGCCGGCCTGGTGCTGACGCCCGTTCAACCGATCCTCGGCATCGGCAGCAGCTTCACCGTGCTGGCGCCAGGACTGGCCGGCGGTGTCGCCCGGGAAAGCCTCGAATCCCTGCGGGCGCGGGTGATCCGCTCTTATCGCATCATCCCCCACGGCGGCTCGGCCCAGGACTATGAAACCTGGGCCCTGGAATGCCCTGGCGTCACCCGCGCCTGGTGCCGCGGCAGCTACCTGGGGCCAGGCACCGTTGGCTTGTTCATCATGCGTGACGACGACCCACAGCCGATCCCCAATGCCGAGCAATTGGAGGAAGTCCGTGCCTACATCGAACCACTGCGCCCGGTAACCGCTGAGGTGCATGTGTTGGCGCCGACGCAGGTCCCGATGATCTACAAGCTTCGAATCACCCCGGATACCAGCGCCGTGCGCGCGGCCATTGAGGCTCAGCTACGCGACCTGCATAACCGCGAAGCCGGCCTTGGTGAAACCCTGCTGCTGACTCACATCGCCGAAGCCATCAGCAGCGCCACCGGCGAAACCGATCACAAACTCACTGCGCCGAACGCCGATGTGGTTGCCGCCGGCAATCAATTGCTGACCTTCGGAGGCTGCGTATGGCAGGCATAAGAACCGCTGATCAATACCAGGCTCAACTGCGCAGCCTGCTGCCCAGCGGCCCGGCGTGGGACCCCGAGCGCGTGCCGGAGCTGGAAGACGTGCTGGACGGCATCGCCCAGGAACTGGCCCGCCTCGATGCCCGCGCCGCCGACCTGCTTCATGAAATGGACCCGGCGGGTGTGAGTGAACTGGTGCCGGATTGGGAACAGGTGATGGACCTGCCTGATCCATGTCTGGGCGCCACGCCACTGTATGACGATCGGCGTCTGGCGGTGCGTCGACGTTTGTTGGCAGTGGGCAGCCAGGCCATTGCGTATTACGTGGAGATCGCCAAGAGCCAGGGCTACCCCAACGCCACCATCACCGAACTCAAGGCTCCACGCATGGGCCGCGCGCGGTTTGGCGAAGCGCATTTCGGGACATGGCAGGCGCAGTTCATGTGGACTCTCAATACCGGCGGTCGGTTGCTGTTGGGGCGGCGTTTCGGCGCGAGCTATTGGGGTGAGCGGTTTGGCGTCAATCCGGGGTCGGCGTTGGAATGTCTTATCCACCGCAGTGCGCCGGCACATACGAAGGTTCACATCAATTATGACTGAGGAGTAGACGATGGATTATCCGAAAAGCGTGCCCAGCGCTGGGCTGGTGAATGGGAAGTTCATGGATGAAAACCCGCTGACCGGGACGCCGGGGTCATTGATTCCGGCGGCGTGGGGAAATGGGGTGACGCAGGAAATCATCAATGTCATCAAGGCGGGAGATCTGACGCCAGATGAAACCCAAAACGATCAGTTGCTTGAGGCGATTCAGTCGGTCACCGCCAAGGGTTGGAACCAGGACCTCGCTCTTCCGATCGGTGCTTTGCCGCTGCCAACGATTGCAACGGCAGATACCCGTATGGCAATAACGCCAACCGCACTATCAACCAGCGGCGGACGTGTCTCGATTCCGGCGGGCGTGTATATCAGCATTGGACAAGACGTGGTGAGCGGGCGGTTGGGTCGATCACGCACTTATGTGACAGCGGCCTGGAGCAGCACCGACTTGTTGCCCAGCGCCAGTTATTTTTTAAGGGCGCAGGTAATAGACGGCGTGCTGACGTTCTATGTGCAGCGTGGAACGCTGTATGACATCTCGCCGGAATCCTTGAAGGGAACGGTCAACGGCGCGTCCGGCGGCGGGTTTGCATCCACGCCCCTGGACATGTGCCTGGCCTGGGTGATGACGGGGGCACCGGGCTCCTTGCCAACGATCCGCGCGATCTACAACCGTGCTCAATTAAGCTGGACGCAAACGGTAAATGGCACTGGGGTGGTGTATCTGCCATTGGATCCGCATGCGCGCGCGGCGCGGCTTGTGGCGGGTAATCCAACACCCTCTCCGAATGCCGTGACTTCACTGGCCTTTGTTCAGGCTGGGTGGGTTGGGGGCAATTACAGTTATCTGTCACCGGTCGCTACAACTCCCGGCAACAATGCCGGGGGCTGGGCAAGTCCCGCGAGTCCATCCATGTGCGTGCTGTTCTCCAGTAACGTCGTCAATGACGTAACCGTCTCCACGGTCACCGCCAGTTTTGACCATGCCCAGTCGCGTTCGCTTTGGCAGTCATATCAGGCGGAGCACACATTGGGTGCAACCATCGCCGATAGTGACGAGCTATTACTGAGCATGGGAATCAAGGGACACCAGGCACTTACGGACTACAGCGTGGGTATCGCCGTGAATTTCACCAACGCAATCAATGTTCACCTGTCCTGGGAGCTGATCCGATGAAAGTCATTCAAGAACTGCACCAGTACGAAGATGGACTTCGCCCGCCTTCACCTTCTCCCGCCCATACCTGGGAGGACGGCAACTGGGCGCTGACTGAAGAGAACGCTGCCGAGCTGTTGCGCCAGGAAACCGAGCGCCTATGCACCAAGATTGATGCCGCTGCCGACAGCGCACGTCGCACACTGGCCGGTGATCCACTGCGCGCCCTGGAATACCAACAAACCGCCCTGGAGGCACAGGCTTTCAAGGAGCAGGGCTACCCGAAAAAAGCCGTCCCACTGGCCGTTTCAGCGTGGGTTGTCAAAGGGCGCACAGCCAGGCAGGCGGCGGATCAGATTCTCGCCAAGGCCGCCGAGTTCGATTCGAACCTGCTGGCGCTCCGCGAAGTGCGCCTCAAGGCTAAGGCGCAAATTCGCGCGCACGTCGCCAAAGGTAACGCGGATCTTGCCGCCCAAGCCGCTGATGACGGACTCGAGGCCATCCGGGTGCTACGCCTTCGCGCGTGATATCCATCTCACAGAGAGAAGCGAAACATGGATTATCCAAAAAGTGTTCCCAGCGTTGGACTGGTGAACGGTCGGTTCGTGGATGAGAATCCCGTCGAAGGTTCGCCGGGATCCTTGATCCCCGCCGTGTGGGGCAACAGCGTCACGCAGGAAATTCTGGGAGTGATTTCTGGCGCCGATATGACGCCATCCGAAGCGGATACCAACCAGCTTTTCAAGGCAGTTCAGAAAATTATCGGTACGACCACCCCCATACGTTCGGTGATTACGCGGCTGGCCCTGTCGAAAGCGCTGACGGCGAATGAACTTGGCCTCGTATTGATTGACGCCAACGCTGGCTCCACCACGATCGGATTGCCCTCGTCCGACGGCGGGCTGGGTGTTCGAGATGTCATCGTTCGACGTCTGGACAACAGTGGTAATCGTTTGGTGATCCAGGCGGCTGGCACTGATCGAATCAAGTTCCACACCCATCTTTCGGCTGTGGGCTATCCATTTCTCGTATTGATGGGTAATGGTGATTGGTGGCATTTGCGCGGTGACGGTGCCGGGAGTTGGTGGCCCTTGGGACGGTTTGACAACACACCTTTAGGGCGCCCGAGTTTTGAAACGACTATCCAACTGAGCCCGGGAGGTTACGGTGCGCTAAATGGCACAGTTATGAAGCGTATTGAATGGCCTTGGCTCTGGGATCATGCCCAACAGTCTGGAATGCTCGGCACCGAAGCCACTCGGGAAGGTAACGAAGGCAAATGGAGCTCTGGTGACGGGGCACTTACTTTCCGTGCGCCGGAAGGGCGGGGTGAGTTCCTGCGAATTCTGGACGAAGGACGCTCAGTGGACACGGGAAGGGCGATGGGGGCCTTTCAACCCGGCACTGTCCACTCTCATGCGCTAGGGGCGCAAGGGACTGGTGCGGTTGGATCAAGATGGTCCGATAGTCTTACCGGTTTCGGTGTCAATACCCGCGAGGAAATCAAAATCATCGGAGATTTGGTCAATGGCGGCCCGACTTTCCCTGCTGGGACCTCTTACCAGATGGATCCGGCCAATACGCTGCTCTACTCGTTCAAGTCCCGCCCGCGTAACGTCGCCTATCCTGCGCGTATGAAACTAATCTGAGGTGTCTGTGTTTTATTATTTATTCGATAAGACCGGCGCATTGTCCGGGCCCGTGGAGTTTTCCGTAACGCCGGGTATTGGCGTTCAGATTCCCAGCAATGCTGTTGAAATTTCCTTTGAGCTACCCCCACCTGAAAGCGGCCGTACGTGGGCGCTGGTGAATAATGTTCCTCGAGAGGTGATGGATCATCGCGGTCTGGTTTATCGCAAGGAAGATGGCGGCGAGCAAGTCTGGAGCGAACTTGGAGAGTTGCCGGCTGCGTTCACAAGGGAACCCTGGCCGGGTAATTATCATATTTGGGCAAACCAATCCTGGCAGTTTGACGCTGAGTCGCAACTGAACGACGTCAAGGCTCAAGTTCTGGCCGAACGGGATGTTTTTCTTCGCGACGCAGTTCTGCGTATCGCCCCCCTGCAATACGCCGAAGACATTGGCGATGCGAGCGATCAGGAGCAACTCGCTCTGATGGAGTGGAAGCTCTACAGCGTCGAATTGAACCGCATCCAACATCAGATCGGTTTCCCAACCGACATCACCTGGCCGGTCGTGCCTGAGTTCGCTGTTTAAACCGACTACAGGGTGGACGACAAAAAAACACTCATTTTTTCCAGGCGCTGTTGGTGCAAGTCAGCAGGCGAGGCTTCCCACTGCCGTTTTCGACCGTTTGAAATTTAAAGGAGAGGAACTTGGACTATCCCAAAAGTGTGCCCGGTGCGGGCTTGGTGAATGGCCGGTTCGTGGATGAAGATCCACTGGCAGGTACGCCGGGATCATTGATCCCCGCCAATTGGGGGAATGGCGTCACGCAAGAGATGCTTAATATCATACAAGCCGCCGGATTGACGCCGTCGGAACAACTGAACAATCAGTTATTGACGGCATTGCGAGGCAGCGGGTTATTCGCCACCGCCCCACAATTCGACAACGATGGATCCGTGGCGACCACGGAGTTCGTAAGACGCAGCGGGCTCCAGTATTCCGGCTTTACCGCATACGCGACCAATACCGCGTTGACAGTAGCTCACATCGGCGGGGTCGTCAGTTTCGCTAGTGCGACGCCGATCAGCGCCACGTTGCCCGACACTGTTGGAATCATGCATGGGGCGACGCTGAACCTTATCAATGTGGGGACCGGCGTGGTGACCGTTTCGACGGCCTCGATTGCCGATACGATAGGTTCGTCAAGTGCGGCATTGGGGCCGATCGATCTGGGGCGGGGTGAAACAGCGGAGTTCATCAAACTGGCTAACCAATGGCGGTTGATCGGCGGCACCATTTTGCTGAAGTACACCTCGTTGTTCTCAGGCCAGCTCGGTAACCCGGGCTACCAGAAATATGCCAGTGGAAACATCGACCAGTGGGGCTTCGGTACGACCGATGCCAATGGCGAGGTCTTTGTTACTTTCCCCATTTCCTTTCCCAACGCCTTTGTCTCGGCAGTGGCGACTCACGCGGGTGGCGATTCAGCCATCGTGATCGTGATGGGCGGGACAGCCACCCGGCAAGGTGTACGCCTGAAAGTCCGACACTATTTAGGGCAAGTAGCTGCTGGATGGGCTGTTACTTATTTCGCGAAGGGTTATTGAATGATCGAGTTCAGCGTGTTGTTCAGTCCAAGTACCTGCGGGGCTTATGTTCCAGGTATCAATACTTCAGACATTCCTGAAGATGTCATAGAAATTCCGCGGGCTTATTGGCTCTCGCTGCTTCAACAACTGGCCGTTTCGTCCAAGAGAATCTCAGTCAACCCAGACAACGGTTACCCCATTCTCATAGATCCACCTCCTCTTACGGCGGAGCAGGCTACTGCGAACGAATATGCCTGGCGCAGCGGCCAGCTTACGGCCACCGACCGCCTGGTAGCCCGGGATCGCGACGAAATGGACGATGGAGGCGGTACAACCCTGGACCAGACGCAATACACAGCGCTCCAGGCTTACCGTCGCTCGCTCAGGGATTGGCCGCAGGATGAGTTTTTCCCGGCAGTTGAACATCGCCCGGTCGCGCCGCCCTGGCTGGCTGGACAACTTTAATAATCTGTATTCGATGGTCTGAGCATGGACGTTACCCAACAGCAACTCACCAACATCATGCCCAACGCCCGCAGCCAAGCGGGCGTTTTCATTTCTGCGCTTAACGCAGCCATGTCCCGCTATCGCATCGACACGCCTAAACGCATCGCTATGTTCCTGGCCCAGGTCGGCCATGAGTCGGGGCAATTGCGTTACGTGCGCGAACTCGGCGGTGATCAATACCTGGGCAAGTACGACACAGGACCGCTGGCCGTGCGCCTGGGTAACTCGCCCCAGGCCGACGGTGATGGCCAGAAGTATCGCGGCCGAGGTCTGATCCAGATTACCGGCCGCGACAATTACCTTCGTTGCAGTCAGGGACTGTTTGGCGACGCACGCCTGCTGGCCTTGCCTGAACTTCTGGAGCAACCGCAATGGGCCGCTGAGTCCGCTGCGTGGTTCTGGGAGCAAAACGGCTTGAACGAACTGGCCGATCGCGATCAGTTCAACAGCATTACCCGACGCATCAACGGTGGTTTGAACGGTTTGGAGGATCGCCTGCAACTCTGGGCGCGGGCGAGGGCGGTGTTATGCCAGCCTTCGGCCTGATGCCTTTTTCCGCTCGCACCCTTGGCATCGTCGTTCTATTGGCATTGTTGGCGGGTGGCCCGGCGATGCTCGCATGGCGAGTTCAAGATTGGCGTTATGGCCGACAATTGGCGCAACTGGAGCAATCCCAGGCCGTCACGTTGAACCGGATAAGCCAGTCGGCCGCGATGCAGCAAAAGGTCGAGCAAGACAAACGCGAAGCCCTTGGACGCCAACTGTCCGCCAGCGAACAAACCCATTACCGAGCCTTGAGCGATGCCCAACGTGACCAGGATCGCCTGCGCGATCGCCTTGCTACTGCCGATTTGCGGCTGTCAGTCCTCCTCGACGCCGACGATGTGGCCGCCGGTTGCACAATGCCTGCCGCCGCCGGCACCGGCAGCCTGGATCATGGCGCCCCACGCGCCCGACTTGACCCAGCGCATGCTCAACGAATTATCGCCATCACCGACGAAGGCGATCGAGGACTGATTGCCTTGCAGGCTTGCCAGGCCTATGTCAGGGCCCTAGGTCAATGATCCGGCGAGCCTTGCAAGCTGCGAATGCTCGTGTACGGTAGGCCTCCATTGTGTCGAATCGGGAGAGCATCATGGACGACATTACCGGGCTGGCCGCTGAACTCGGCAGGCGCTTGCAGTTGCTCAATGCTCATGTCACCACCGCCGAGTCCTGCACCGGGGGTGGGATTGCCGAGGCAATCACCCGTATTCCCGGGAGTTCGGCCTGGTTCGAGGCCGGTTATGTCACCTATTCCAATCGCCAGAAGACCCAGCAGTTGAACGTCCCGGCCGAGTTATTCGCGACGGTGGGGGCGGTCAGTCGCGAGGTGGTCGAGGCCATGGTGCGCGGTGCCCAGCATAAAAGCCTGGCGCGTTATGCCGTGGCGGTCAGCGGGGTCGCCGGGCCGGACGGGGGCACGCCGAACAAGCCGGTGGGCACCGTATGGTTGGCCTGGGGGATTGGCGAGGCGGTGGTCAGCGAGCAGCGGTTCTTTGCAGGCAACCGCGACGAGGTCCGCCGACAAACGGTTAAGGCCGCGCTAGAGGGGCTGCTGCAACATGCCGCTGT